TTCTGTTTTAGTTGTATCAATTTTAGTATTAACAGTACCTATTTTAGTTTCTAAGTCTTGTATATCTTTGAGTGTTGCAAAGATTATTGTTGGGTCAATTTTAAGTTCTATATTATTTACATTAGATACAATAAGCACAGTTTTAACCTTCATGTCTACCACTGCACCTTGTTCTATAGAAGGTTTATAACACTCTTTGTATTTAGAAATGGCAATTAAATTATTTTCATCATCTAAATATCCTATTTCTCTTATCATAAACCCGCCTACACTTGATGGTATTAAACTCTCTAATATTATACAATTTGGTGCAGTTTCATCTGTAGTTGTATTTCCGATATTGCCTTCCCATACCACATTTTTGAGAGCTGTCTGACTCTCAGTTGGAGTATATTCACTCCCTCCTCCATCACCAAGTTGAATTTTTACAAATCCCACTTTATTACCTGTGACACTTGCATTTGCTATCTTTGCTTTCCCTACATCTGTAATTATAGTGTAATAACTTTTATCTATAGCCAATATATCACCTCCTAAAATATTGTTACCTCTTGGTATCCAACTCCATTGCCAGTTAATACATCAATTTCTCCATAAGTTTCTATATCTGGTGGACTCCAAGGGTATATAGTTATTTCTTGACCCATTAGGGTTGTTATACCAAAATTCATATAATTGTCTTTACTAACTAACACTCTAGTATAATCAAGACTCATGTTGCAAGGTTTGATGCTACTTACAAAAGAATGAACTTCTTCAAACCAATCTTGATTTCTAGCATCACTCTCTAAATGTATGTTATAAGTAGAATTGTTAATAGTTAACTCATAGTTTCCTTCTCCAACAATATTGTCTAACCAATTTCTTAAAAATCTCTCTGAATAGGGTAATTTACTTATATTCTACTAAAAATCCTAAACCTTCTATCCTCTAAAGTTTCATTTGATTTGGGAGTTATAGACATTATTTTTTCCCATCTTTTCACACCACTTGGAGTTAAATCTTCTAAGAACTGGTCATTTGAGACATCATCTAATTTATCATGTAATGTTTTTATTTCTTTGTTTTCTGCATTAAATACTTTTATATACTCTTCTTTATCTTGCAAAACTTGTGGTAAGTAATTTATTAGATTAATCTCTTTATCCAACTACATCACCTCTCACTACTATGCTGTTACTATCTATTGTTAGATTAGATTTAACCTCATTTATCATTGTGTTTGTAATATCTAACACTCCATCTATACTAAGTAATCTAGTTTCAATTTGAGATATACGGACTATTAAGTTTTCTTCATCTTCCCAACTCATGTTAAGTTCATTTAAATAGTCATCAACTGCTTCTTCTGCAATTGATTTTATATTCTCCCAAGTGTAGCCATTTTTATATGTTATTGTAGTACTTATGTTTATAGTTGTACTCATAACTCCTGTAACAGTTACTTTGTGTCCAATTGGTGCTAATCCAAGACCTTCTCCTTTCGGATTTGGGTCAATTTCTTCTTGTACTAAGTTAATTAAATCAGTACTTGGTACTTTGAAATTAGAATTAATTATTACTAACTTAACAGTACCTCCACCGTTCCAAACAGGATAAACTTTAACTCCTCCAACATCTTGTATTTTGTTAACTTCATCTTTATAATTTTGTATATTTCCACCAAATGATTGTGAATTTAAACTATCATAGTATCTTTGTCTTAGACTGTCCTCTGATTCTTCATCTTCTCCATTAATTAATATTTCAGTTAACTGAGCAGTTTCAAGCCCATCTATATATTCTATTGGAATCAACTGACCAAGTTCAAAAATAGGTCCAGCAGTTTCACATTTCATCTTATATATTCCCTCACTAACCCTTTCAATTGCAATATAATTATACTCTCCTAGATTAAACCTAGAATCAAGTGGAATATCTATGTTAAAAACTCCTTTTGCAATTGTATTGGTTGCAGGTAAAGGTGTAATACCTCTCTCTTTACATCTCTTCTCTAAATAGTAATAACTAGCAGTATCTACGAATGTTTGGTCTAGTAATTCATCCATTGCAATGTAAGTCTCTGTAAGTTCTATAGCAACTGGTGCCAAGGCATTATATATTATAGAACCTTCCCTTTTATCAAAAGTATCTGGTACACTATCTAACATTCTTTTAATTATATTTTCAAATGTCATTAACTCAAACAATTATACACTCACCACCTTCTCTGCTTTTATATTTCCATATTTACTGTAAACTGTGAACTTACAATGTACTTTACCCTTTACATTTTGAAACTCAAAATTATCTACATTTTCAACCCTATCATCTTGAATTAGTGCTTCTTTGATTCGTCTTTCAAGTTCAGGGATTACAAAGGATATAGGCTCTCCAATAAGGTAGTTCAACTCGACTCCATAATTCCAACTATATATTAGATGTTGGTATCTCTCTGTGTTTAAAATTAAAAAGATGGTCTGTTTTAATGCTTCAACATCATCACAAATACCATCTATCTTAGATTTTTCTATATTTAATTTAAAGGTCTTACTTGGTTCTTGCCTTACATCAAAATTAATTATTGATACATCTTCAATGTCATAATCTAAATTATCGCTTGGTAACACTTCATCACATCCTATCTAAAATCAAGTATTGTTGTCCTCCTTGCATACGAATTAAAACCAATTTATCTCCTATTTTTTTATCTGTATATCTTTTAAATGTTTCTGTCTGTATTAAAAAGAATTCATCAAAAGATGCTTTTTGTTCTATATAAACTACTAATGGATTAAGACTTTCTATAGTTCCAAATGCAATCATCATTGGGTTGCTTGTTTCTACTGCATCCATTGCAGCCTTTTTTATCACTTGTAATAAGTCTTGTGACACTTTATCACCTCACTTATATAAATCTTCTTACATGTGTGTACGCTTTTCCTTTTCGATATGAATCAACCGATTGTATTTTTACTACATCACCAGTCTGTGGCGAATGAATCATTTTACCATTCCCAATATACATCATGACATGATTACTATTTCCTCCACCAACTCTACATAATAAGTCTCCTGCTTTCCATTTACTTCTATCTTTTAAATCTACAGCCTTACCTGCTTTACTCTGCGTTGCAACAGTTCGAGGAATTTTTATACCTACTTGTTTATAGCACCACTGCGTAAATCCAGAACAATCAAAAGTATTTGGTCCTTCTGCCCCCCAAACATATTTACAACCTAATTTACTTTTAGCTATACTAATTAATTTATCTGCTTTAGAATTATTTGCATTACTATTTTGATTATTACCTTGAACTTGATAAGTTTCTTCTTCATCTCCATTTATAATTATATACCCTTTTCTTTTGCCAAACCTATTGCACTCACTTGCTGTAGACATTAATATATCTATATCATAAACTCCTGAGGAAGATATATTAATAGCACTTCCATTATCTCTGACTGTATAGGTTTTTCCGTCTATAGATGAACCTGGTAGTATTACTTTGATTTTATCATTTAGTTTTATAAACGGATGCTCCTTTAAAAACTTTTCACTATACCAACTTTTGTAATATTTCTTTACATCCATAGGAGCTGCACAAGTTTGATTTTTAGGCACTAACTTTTTACCAGTACAATCTGTATCTCCACCTTCTATACCAGGACCTGGCCAATATGCGGTAAATAATGCTGGTACTTTTCTTCCTGTATTTTTTTTCGTAGTACTTTGTGCTGTACCATTTTTCTTTTCATCTTTATTGTTACTATTTCCACTACTATATGAACTTGAAGAGTAAGAAGCAAATTCATCTCCATCAACAAGTGTTAAATCCATAAAATGACTGTTATTTTCAAATGTGTGCTTTACTTTCTCAACTAGCATATAATTTTGTAACTCAATATCTCCTAGATTTAAAAAAACAGGTACTAAACAACCTGCTCTCACTCTAATATCTCCAAGTACATTTTTTAAACTTAATGACTTAGTTTTCTTATTATATAGTTTTAAAAGTATATCACACTTTTGTTTTATCTCTGCTTCACTCATATTTTTATCAACTGTATCAAACATTTGAAGTATTCCCCAGCTCCTCATATGTGCTGAATCTTGAGCAATATACACATCTCTTTTTCCTGACTCCTCGTTATCTCTCACAAGTTTAATCTTTGTGTAAGTATCACTATCTATTGATGAATTATAGTCAAAATCTTCTATTACATCATTGTTCATAACAGTATCTAATTTCATTGATGCAACATTCTTTAATGTTATTCTTCCAAAATCATCATATAACACATACATTTCTTTTTTCTCTCTTAGAGTATCATCTAGTGCTGTTAGTATCA